GTCTTTTGCAAAAATAGAACTTATTCCAGAAAGTTTAATAAAAGAATCGGTTGCAGTAACATTTTTAGTTAATTCAAAATTTATACTAGTTTTTACTACTGGTGATTGTATCATATTGTCTATTGTAAATAGACACTTAGTATCTTTATTTGTTGCCGTAAAGGAATGTTGCGTTCCTACACCAAGAGTTGTTAGTACAAGAGGTTCTGGATTATATTTGAGAGCGTTTTCTGCAGTTGATGCAAACTGAATTTTAGATTCGTTTACTTTAATTACATAAACTTCGTTTGGTAATTTATTAGTAGAAAGTCCAGATATAACAGTAGTCTGTATTCCTATTCTAGAATCTGGAATAAATGAATTTTGATATATTGAATAATTAATTTTTTCACCAGAGGTGAAGAAATGATTTGGAATTCTTATGCAATTTTCATCTATTAATACAATATCATTATCTTCAGAGTTAAACTTTCTTTCAAAGACAGGGAATCCTTTATACGTAAGTTCAAATGTTCTCTTGATATCATTTTCAGTTCCAAAATAATCTCCATATAAAGTAGAAACACTTGATTGATCTAAATCTATACTAGTATATGATTTTTGAAGGTCTACAGTTTCTAGTGAATAAATTAAAGTTCTAACATTAACATTTCTATTTGCTAATGGTTCAAAATAAAGTTCAGTTTGATCAACTCCATTGATTGATCCAGTAAATGTTCCAATTCCAGTTAAATATAAAGATTCATCACTCAAAACTCTTCCAAATTCTGTAAAATAAAGTTCAGACCCGTCTCTAACACCTATTATTTCGGAGAACTGGTAGATGTTATTTGTTGAGTCTTCAATACTTGCTAAAATATAGAATGATCTATATAATCTTGATATTGAAGTTACTATTCCTGGTGATGGTGTCGGAGAACCAGTTATTTGCAAATATTCAGATTCAATTCTAGATGTGTTCAATACTGTTTGACCTATAGAAGTCAGTGAATTATCAGAAATACTAGTAGTTACTACATTAACTTTAAAATTTTGTGTGGGATTAAAGTTTGGAACTAATTTTAATGATAATGAAGATCCAACTATTTGAGGGTAATAAGTACAGAATCCTGCACTAATATCTGCAGTGAAATTTGAAGATTCAAGATTTGCAAATTCTGTAACATATACATCTGTTCCATCATGAATTAGATTTAATTCATCTGCCTGTACATAAGAACCATCATTAGATTCAATGGTTATCAAGTATTTTGAAGATCTATAAGTACTTGATTGATTTGATATAGTTATAGGAACTCCAGAAGAGGATCCTGATGGAACAACTGAGTGAGTAGATGCAATAGAAACTACCTGACCTAATGCTGTGGTTCCAATACCAACTAGTTCTTCTCCAATATTCAGAGAAATTCCACTAATATTATAATCTTCAAACTCAAAATCTATTGGATAATATAACAAGTATCCATAACTACCAAAAACTGTAAAATCAAAGTATCCATGAGGATTTAGAGTTTCTACTCTTCCATATTGATTTAAATATCCATAAGATCCATCTTGAAGAAGATTTACAATGATGGATTGTCTGTCAGTAGTGAATAATTTGTTTGAAGTATAGATAAAATATTTTTTAAATTTAAATTCATCTAATCTAAACTCATCAACAACTGAAAATCTAGTTGCTCTTGGATTACTATTAAATTCATCAGTAATATCATCAACAATAAGAACTCTATTTCCTATTGACTCAAAATAGTCTTGAAGAAGTTTTGACCCAAATCTTATTTCATCGGAAATGTAATCATTAATTCCAATTTGAACACTATTTTCTGTTACTAAATCATAATCATAAATGCAATTTAAATCTGCAAATCCATCGATATTTGCTATACCAAAAACATCACCATTATTTTGTGTGGAATTAATCCCAGAACTAACTGGGGTAGAGTTTACTGATAGATTTGAGAATCTCTTAAATCCAGCAGTATGATTTAAATTCTGTACTAAAGAATCCCAAGAATTTATTTGCACATTTGTATTAAGTGCATACGAGAAATATTGATAATAATCACTATCATGTATTCTTTGATTATTATCATTTAAAAATCCTTTATTATTTTTCCATCTTTTTTTCCTTGTTCTAACAGCATCAAATACATATTCTACTGTAGATATACCTACTATATTAGAAACTGTGCCAAAAGATTTTGAAGATTCGCCAAAAATTAAAGAATTTAATTTTATTTCTGATGGATCATATGATTCTAATTTTAGATATTCATTGGTAAGATCCCATTCAGAAACAATACCTTCAAAATTTCCTTGAGTAACTTTTTCATTTTTGAAAAACTTATTTTTCTTGAGAACTACAGAAAAAACTGGAAAATAAGAATCTGGAATAATTCTTGCAGTTGTAAATAATGAATCATAAACACCAGGATTTTCTGAACCAACATAATCTCCAATACTAAACGTTACTGAAGGTAATTGTCCTCCAATATTAGGATCGTTATCAACTACTGTAAACAGCGCATAATCATAGTTTTTAGAATTATATCCAAGATCTGTTTCTGGATTTAAAGTTACTACATTTTCAATTAAAACTTTTGAACCGATTGTAAATGGGAAAGAAGATAAAGAACTAAATCCTACTGTGTCTAAAACTACAGTTACATTTTTAGTAAAATCATCATAGTCAAGTGAAAGTATTTTAAATCCATTAGTATTGTTGATTGGAATTATTTTTGGAGTTACATTATAAATTCCATTAGTGTTTGTAATAATATCAACTTCTAATGTATCTTCATTATAAACTAAATTTAAATCCTTCGCTGGTTTATTTGTAAGACCATCAATTAAAACTAAACCTGGAAGTTCTGTATAATTTTTTCCATAAGAAATAATGTCAACTCTTTCTACTGAAGAAAGAGGTTCTATTTTTAATGATAATGGAAGATTTGCTTTAGGTCTTAATGTAATATCTGAAGTAAAATCATTACCAATATCTTGAATATTTAATGATCTTAATTTACCAATATTCTTAGATTCAATTATTCCAAAAAAGTCTGCACCATTTTCAGAATCTATACGATTTACTGAAGGAAGTTTAAAGAATTTTGAACCTTTAGAAGTAAATCTAATATCATTAACTTCACCAGAGGCACTTGTTGATTTTGTTGTATATGTAAAATTAGATATTGAAGTTAAGTTTGATGTTTGTTCTGGAATATCTTCAAGATATACTTTAAATTGTTTATTGGAAGTTTTAAAAATTTCAAATTCCTTATTATAAAAACTATCAACATAATTTATTATATTTCTATTAGTATCATCTAAAATAATTTCATATTTAAAGTTTGGTACATCAGAATCTTTTACTGGATCTAATTTGTAATATAATATTTCAGGAATATTTTGATCATATCTTAGGAATAACTGAGCATTAATATCAATACCAACTTTTCCTCTCTTTATGACATTAAAAGTTTTTGACAGGTATGTGGATATAAATTTATCAGTGCATTCTTTGTCTGTGTATAAGTTTAAAGAAAATGCAGAATATCTTACATTGTTTTTTACATAAGATAATGATTCATCTGAAAGATCAAATACTATATTTTTATTTCTTTCAATTTTTAATGTCGGATTTATTGGAAGAAGATTACCAAAAGAACTTAAAGTTAGATTTATTGGAACATTATTGGTAGAATTTGTATAAGTACTTGATAAGAATATCCTATCCTTATCTACAACTCCAACATAATAAATTGTGTCGTTTGATAGTCCTTGTATTGGTTGGGAAGAAGTATAAATTACTTTCTCTCCATTATAAAAATTATGATTTGTTATTTCGATAGTATTTTGTAATATGTCAACAGCAGATGCCTCAAAAAATATGGGATTTATTCCAAATCTTCTATTTTCATCATTATATACTACCTTTAAAGATTTTTGATCATTATATTTTACATCAATATCAATCAAGTCTCCATTTTGTAGGTTATGGTCATCTTGAGTTGTTATAGTTAGATATGAATGGTTTGCAGAAACTTTTTTAGTATTTTCATATACTGCAGTAAAACTATGATAATCTCCAATACCATAATCATTAAAAGATAGTAAGTCTACATTAATTCCAGTTCCAATTCCTATAAATTCACCGGTTGATGATATTGAGGATGGACTAGTTGTTATACCTATAAAATCATCATTAAATCTGTAAGTGTATAGTTCTTGCCCATCAGTTAATCTAAATGAAGTTGATCCTAAAGATACTCCTATAGAAAATCCTCCATTTGTATTATAAATTAGTTTCGTATTTGTATCTAATTTATTAGATAAGAGATATATTCTTTTTGATCCTATGAATACAGTTGACTCATTAGCTCCAGAATTTTTTATAATTGCAGTTGTTCCTATTCCAATACCTAAAGATTCTTTTGGATCAAAATAAATTTGTCTATCTTTTTGTTCAGAATAAGGACCACTAGAATATAATAGTTTTCTAGATTTTTCTGTAATTCCAATACCTGCATTATGTGCAACTATAGTTGTTGAATTAAATCCTCTCAATACTCTTAATCTAGAAGATTTTTGATCAACTTCTAATACTTTTAGTTGTTCATTTTCTAATTGTAGAATATCATTTGTGATAATTTTTGGATAAGTAAGATCTCCAACTACATTGATGTATGTTGTTATTCCTGTAGAGAAAACATTTCCAATATTAGTTGATAAAGTAACACTATTTTTAGAAATTTTAGTATTTAAAGAATAAAACTTTCTAGATTCTGATTCATCATAAAGGAAAATAGTTCCATTATCTAAATTATGAGGGGTAGATGTTATAGCAACATATTGATTGTTACCATAATTTGTTAAAGTAACATCTCTAATTGTTGTAATTGCGTACCCAACTGAGGTAATCGCTTTACCTTTTATAGAATCTACAAATGCATTTGCTCCAAATCCCGTAGTATATTCATTATTAAATATTACTCTATCATTTACCTTATAATTGATTCCTTTAGAAATTATATTAATATCATCTATATTACCAATACTAGTATTATCTACAAGAGATGAATGAAACTTAATATTTTCATACTGATTTATAAAATCATATCCAGATCTTTCACTAAAAATATTATATGGAGTAGTATTTCTAAAAATATTAGTATAATCAAAATTTGATTGATTAGTATTAGAATAGTTAAATTCAATTGGTTTTGATTTAAAAGTATTTCCAATTATATACGGAAACTCAGGTCTTCTATAGTTTTTGAATGCAGGATCAACATCTCCTAAAGTGCAGAAATATGCATAAATTCCATTTGGATATTCTGGGGTAGCACAAAATCTTCCATTATGGGTATCCAAATCTCCATTATCAAAATACTCATAATCTTCCACAAAATACCCTAAAGGATATTCCTGTTCATCAGGTCTATTTTGTTTTTGAACTAAAGTATATCCAGATCTAAGTCTTTTTACATTTCCAGTTCCATCTGGATTAGAAAATCCGTATGGACCATATATTGGATTTCCATCATATGCCCATCCAATGATGGGTGAATGATATTTTGAATCTAATTCTCTACCTTCAATATTACTAAAATCGATATCAGGAATATATCTTTCAATACCAGATTCTACTCTCTTTGTTAAAATATACTCTCTTAATTTTCTTGGAGCATATGCATGAGTATACTTTAGTTTATAGTTATTTTGTTTAATATTTTCTGTTTTATATAAAAATCCATCATCATCAGGAATTAATCTTTTTAAAAATTCTCTTTCAACTAAATTAATATTCCAAGTATTAATTTTAGCAAAAAACTTAGCACTATTTCCTGCAGGTTTTACATTTAAAGTAGTGTTATTATCATAACCAAATCCACCATTTTCTATAATTATATCATCAAGCAATCCTTCAGGAGTTATTATTGGAATTAATTTTGCTCCAAAACCAGATCCAAAAACTTCAATTTCTGGAATTGAAAAATAATTAAATCCAGAATTTTCTATGATAACTGAAACTATAGATCCATTTGAAATTATTGGTTTTAATTTAGCATTTTTTCCGGTTTCTACGTATATCTTGGGTTGTCTATTATAGTTTATTATATTAGAAGAACCGTAATTATTTCCAGGTTTATATACCCAAGTTGATTTTATTTGACCTTTGAATACAGGTCTATATTCAAAAATGTCATTATTGATATTATCTAAATCAGTGACAATTATTTGTATAGGTTCATATTCAATTGTATGAACTCCATTACCATTAGAAGAAATATCTACAAATATCTTTTTATCCAAATAAAAAGTATCTTGTAAATTTCCACTTCCAATTTCACATAATTTTATTTTATTATCATCTACTTTAAAAACATAATAAAGATTATCATTTGAAAGTCCTGTTATTGAAGAAATTCCTACTACAGAATATTTTACTACTTCTCCAGTAGAAAATCCATGATTATTTAAAGAAATACTGTCTTCGTAAATATTTACAAGATTTGATTGAGAATCGAATACTATTTTTTTATTTCTGTAGTTTTCTCCTCCAGATACAATATCAAATTTGGTTATTAATTGTCTTGTTTGTAAAGCTTGAATTCTATGAATTCCATAACCATATGATGTAAAGTTTACAGCATTTACATTATTAATCGAATCTTCATAAGTTGAATATAATTTTATTGATGTGTTTGAAATTTTTCTAATATAGTATGTTCCAGAATCACTTAAACCATTAATTAACACTCCGTTATTTTTAAAATATTTTACTCTTTCTCCTGTTATGAAGTAAATATTAAATGGAAATGTTATAGTATTACTTGAAATATCTAATATATTTCCATTAGTTGAATCAAATTCAACATAATAATCTCTGGTTTCTTTTACTGGATTTATTTGTACACCTTTTCCATTTCCACCAATAATTTTAACTAGTGGGTCTGAATAAAACCCAATACCAGGATTTAAAATATCAATTCTTTGTAAAGAACCAGAAACTTCAACAAATCCTTCACATCCTTCTCCATACCCATCTAAATCTTCTATTACTAATTTTGGAGGATTTAATACGTCATAATCTGATCCACCACCTAAAATTTCTATAGATTTTATATCGCCGTAATAGATACTATCATTAGATTTGTAACTAATAACTTCTACACCATTTTTTAATAAACCAATAGGTCCAGACTTTATCTGAAAATTACCAACTGAAGTATTTGTTGGATTTTCAAATTTCTTAATTAATCTTTGATGTTCAATTTTAAAATAAGTTTCTGGTTCTAATATAATATCAGAAAGATATGAGACATCAAAAGTGTCATATGTGATATAATATAACTTATTATTAATCACATTTCCGTTGAAATTTATATACTCATTATTAAATAATTTTGATTGACTTGTAGCAAGTTTAATATTTTGACTATCTACTACTTTAACGTAGTAACTTCCATCACTAATAGACAATCTATTAGTATTATTCTCAGAATATATTACAATATCTCCAGTATTAAATGGATGTTTTCCAACGTTTAAAATATAATTATCTTGAGTTATTGGATAATTTCCAGAAAAATTTACTATTTTTGATGGGATATTGATAGATTCATCACCATAAAAGGGGAGAGATCCTGAAGAGACGTATAACTCCGATTCAGTACTATTTAAGTATACATTTTGTACGTTTGAAGAATATACATTTTCTAAAGGAATGTTTAAGAAATTTGTTTTTGCTAATTTTCTTAAAGTATAAAACCCTGTAGAATTAATATTTTCTATAGTTGTATTTGAACTAAAACTATAATCAAACTGACTATCTCTAGAAATTATCTTTAGTAAATATTCATCTCCAATTGAAGAGTATAAAATAAACTCATCACCAACATAAAACTGAGAATTTTCGTAAAAAGATAATTTATATTTTTTAAGTCTTAGATCTAATAGTGTAATTTTACTCACATCATTTCTAGTTGCATGATTAAAAATCCAATCGTTAAATTTATTAGATTTAGATTTTGCACCTAAACTAGATAATAATACTTTATCTCCTTTCTCTAAGGATATTGAATTATTGTCATAAGTATAGTCTGATAATATTGGGAGAACTTTTAATTCTATTAGGTCGTCATTTTCACCGAAAACATAGGCAAAGTTATATGATAATATAGTAGTTCCTTTAGGAATATTTCTATTAACATTAAAAATTTTAAGGAACTGATTATTAACTTTACCATTATAATCAAATACTATTCTATCTCCATCAGGTAAAATTGCATACAATTCTCCTACGTTTTCAAATCCTATAGTAGAATCTACCATTAAGGGTAAACCTTGCCCCAAAGTATAATCTTCTACAGTTATTGTAGTTTCATTATATAAAAATTTACCGTAGATAGATCCTCTAGTTGTGGTATCTCTATTGTAATCAAAATCTATACTTAAAATATAATAAGTTTTTCCAGATCTAGATATTTTTTCTACGTTAGTAATAGATCCGTATGATAAATTACCTTCAAAATCTTTTTGATAAATGGTTTTGTTCAAACAATCTTCAGGATTTCCATTTATAGATTCTACTAGAATATCATTAGTTACACTATAAATTGCTGAAGATGGTTCAATAACATTCTCTCTTGGTTTAATTACAGTTACTGGAGATCCAAAAACTGCTCCAAACAAAATTCTAAATGATTCGTCAGATCCTTTTGATTTGTAAAAATCTGATGATTGCTTTATAAATGTTCCTTCATTTAGTAAAGAATAAAAATCTCTTCCTTCAAATCCTGGAGTTAATTTAATTTTTATTTTATTTAAAAATTCTTTTAATAAAAACGCATAAAGATTATAGACTAAAACTCCAGAGTTATAATCTGCAGCATCAGTACTAGAAAAAGATAAATTAGATCCAAATGAATCTATACCACTAAATCCTCTAGTGCAATTTACAAAAGATCTATCAGTTTTTTCCTTATAGAATATAATTTCATTCTCAATTTTTATTAGACCATTTCTCTCTGGAAATCCTTCTGTAGAAGTAACTGGTATTTCTTCCTGGAAAGAGTAAGTAAGATCAGTTACTGTAGTACTTTCTACTATAGATGATAATTCATCAACACTGAGATATTCATTTATTCTAGTAAGAATATCATAAACTCCTGTTTTTTTCTCAAGAGACAAATAATATTCTTCAAGGAGTTCTCCAAATAAAGGATATTGTTCTCTTATAAAGAGAGGTAAAGAATCTTTAATTGTCTGAAAGATATTTACTCTTGTTTTACTCATCTCTAGTTAGTTGTAATATTTTTTGGAGTTTACTTAAATTACGATATCTCTACTAATTTTAGGTAATGATGAAGATAGATTTTCATCGATCATCTCTACAGAACTTTTATTAACATCAAGTTGTAAAAAGAGTTCATTTATACCGTAAACATCACTTGATACTGGAACAGCAGAAATTTCTATGATAGGAATAGAACTTTTGATCACAGTTGATACTATATTTATTGCACTTAAACGTATTTCCCCTTTCTCATAATCTACCATTCCTACATTAGATCTAACAAAATTAATCTTAGAATTTTGATATGTAAACAATGATATTGAACCAGTAAGACCATTTAAGTTTGGAATATCCGTCATGTAAACAGTTTCAGATATACCTGCAACTTTAAATCCTGAAGACCTAATATTAAAACCATCCTTATTAGACATTAAAAATCTATTTCCATAACAAATTTCATATTCTACTAACTTGTTTAGTATAGGTTGTAATAAACGTTTCATCTCTATTTCAGTTTCATTTGAAACTATAGATGAATCAGAGTTGTCTATTAAAGATAAAAATTTACTAAATTTAAATCTTGATCCATAAGAATTAATTTCTTGTGATTTAGAAAATTCATTAAGAACGTCTAAAACTTTTGTTTTAATATCATTTGGAGAACTTGAGAAATTTGTATTATAAAACACTCTACTATTGAATGTAACATACAATAATTTAACATCTAATATTTCTGGAACTATTCCAGCAACGGAATATTTTCTTAATTCTCTTCTAATATTTTGTTTTATTCCAGTAGAAAGGTATAAACCATTTGTTGGTTTTATTGCAATGTAAACTCTACCAAATCTAGGAGGATTTAATTCTTCCCCACCAAAAGATGTTATTGAATCTGCTTCAGGATAAATTAATTTTACAATAGATTCGTAATCATTAGATGTTACTGCTCTATTTTGTGATGCATATATTCTTGGAGCATAATTTTTTACGGACTTTATAGATTCAATCTTCATTCCACCAGAAGAAGATTCCGCAGTAAATATGTTTGAAATATCTCTAGCAACTAGAACTCCATCGTTATCTACTAGAGTTCCTGAAAATGCAAATTGATTTATTCCATTACCTTCATCACCATTTGATATGATATAACTTACTTCTATAATATTACCATTCGCTAATTTTCTTCCAAAAATATCATCACCAAAAATTAATTCATATCTTTCATCTTCAACTTCTTGAATGAAATATACTGCTGAAGAACCATTAATAAATGCTAAAGAATCTGATCTTGAATATTTTAATGATACATTAGTAAATATATCGTCTTTAACTCTTACGTTTAATGTGGTATAATCTATACCAGGATTAGATAAAATAAATCTTTGATTTTTATTATTTAAATCTACAGTAAATGATTCTTGAATATAAGTTCCTTCATATACATCTATTTCTCTAAAAGTCGCAGTGTTATCAATAACAGGAACACTAACATCTTCTGTTATTGAAAATACGTAACTTTGGTTTCCGAATGTAGCAGAAGATGATGCTACAGTTCCTTTTCTTAAAGTTATTGTCTGAGGTTTTTGTGGAAACTCATTGGTATCAATATTAAATGATATTTTTGCTTTTGCAGATTTTCTTGGTCTTGGAACATATCCTATCTGTCTCGCTAAAGCAACTACATTTTCTCTTACTGTAGCACTATCAATAAAAACCTCATTCGACAGCATGTTAGCGTTGAATGAGGAAATATAGGTATTATATGCAAGAATATCTATTAAAAATGATAGAGTAGATCCTTCAAAATCATAATCAGTGAAGTTGGGATTAATTCTAATCTGATCTTTAATAGAGGTTCTAATTTCAGAAAAGTCTAAACTAGATACGTTTATTAGTGCCATTTATCTATTTGACTGTAGAGCAAATGTTAATGCTTGTGCCGGTACGTTGATACCAACAACTCTATAATTTATAGTTACTTCATACTCATTAAAGTCATAATTAGGTGAAACTATAACTTCTATAAGATCTACCCTTGGTTCAAATCTATTAATACTATTTTCTATTTGTTCTCTTATAATCGTAGCACTAATAGGGGTCATATTTTCAAATAATGACCTATTAATATCAGTTCCAAACTCTGGTTGAAATGGTCTTTCTCCAGGAATGGTATATACAATATTTCTTAAAGCTCTAGAAATAGCAGTTTCATTCTTTAAAGGAACCAAGTCATTATTGACAGGGTTCTTTTTAAAGGCCATGCTAATGTCTCTAAATGCTTGACTGACTATTTCTAGAGCCATGAAA